TTCCCGCCCGTGCGCGGTATGGCTCCGACGCCGGACCCGATGGCCAATCCCTTCGCCGATCTGGAGGACGACAAGTTCTGGGAGGCGAAGCCATGATGGACTTCAACTCCTCGTCCAGCCTGTCCGGCCAAATCACGGCACTGGTCGATCTCGGCATGCAGCGCGTCCGCGCGCAGCAGCCCGCGCGCGACTATCTCGGCGCATCGCGTCTGGGCGTGGCCTGCGAGCGCGCCTTGCAGTTCGAGTACGCCAAGGCTCCGGTCGATCACGGGCGAGACACCGAAGGCCGGATGCTGCGGATCTTCGAGCGCGGCCACGTCATGGAGGACTGCATGGTCGCGTGGCTACGCGATGCGGGCTTCGACCTGCGCACGCGCAAGTCCGACGGTGAGCAGTTCGGCTTCTCCGACGCGCAGGGTCGGCTGCGCGGACACGTCGATGGCGTGATCATCGGCGGGCCGGAGGGCTTCCGCTACCCCGCGCTCTGGGAGAACAAGTGTCTCGGTGCGAAGTCCTGGCGCGAGCTGGAATCGAAAGGCCTCGCGGTCGCCAAGCCGGTGTACGCGGCGCAGGTCGCGCTGTATCAGGCTCACCTGCAACTGCATGAACACCCGGCGCTGTTCACCGCGATCAACGCCGACTCGATGGAGATCTACGTCGAGTTGGTGCCCTTCGACGCCGCGCTCGCACAGCGCATGACCGACCGCGCGATCAAGGTCATCACCGCGACCGAGGCCGGCGAACTGCTGCCCCGCGGTTTCAACGATCCCACCCATTTCGAATGCCGCATGTGCGCGTGGCAGGACCGCTGCTGGAGGACGCCGACATGAACAACACACCCTTGAATCAGGTGCTCGGCGAGCAACTGATCGACGTGCGCCAGGCCGCGCTGATGTTCAACCTGCCGTCGTACTGGCTCTCGCAGGCCAAGGAACGAAAGGCACGCCGCATTCCGCACTACCGCGTCGGCAAGCTCGTTCGCTTCAAGCCCAACGAACTGGAAGCCTGGATCATCGCGCAGCAGTCCTCCGGCGAGGAGGCTGCGGATGCTTGATTTCAACGACACGCAACCCCCTGCTCCTCGTGACCTCGACGCCGAGCGCGAAGCGATCCGCGCCGAACTGCTCGTGCGGCTGGATTCAGTGCTGGCCGCGCTGTTCCCCGCAGGCAGAAAGCGCGGCGGCAAGTTCCTCACCGGCGACGTACTCGGCAGCCCGGGCGACAGCCTGGAGATCGTGCTCGACGGCGACAAGGCGGGCTTGTGGACGGATCGAGCCACGGGCGACGGCGGCGACATCTTCACGCTGATCGCCGCGCACCTCGGCATCGATGCCCACGCCGATTTCCCGCGCGTGCTCGACGCGGCGACCGAATTGCTCGGACGCGCTCCGGCGACACCGGCGCGCAAATCGAAGAAGGAAGCGCCCGTCGACGACCTCGGCCCGGCCACCGCGAAGTGGGACTACCTCGACGCTTTCGGCAAGCTGATCGCAGTCGTCTACCGCTACGACCCGCCCGGCCGCAAGAAGGAGTTCCGCCCGTGGGACGCGCGCCGTCGCAAGATGGCTCCGCCCGATCCGCGCCCGCTCTACAACCAGCCGGGAATGACCAGCGCATCGCTGGTGGTGCTGGTCGAGGGCGAGAAATGCGCGCAGGCGCTGATCGACGCAGGCATCGTCGCCACCACGGCGATGCACGGTGCGAACGCGCCGGTCGAGAAAACCGACTGGTCGCCGCTGGCGGGCAAGGCCGTGCTGATCTGGCCCGACCGCGACAAGCCGGGTTGGGAGTACGCGACGCAAGCGGCACAGGCCATCCTGTCGGCGGGCGCGAAGACCTGCCACGTCCTGTATCCGCCCGAGGAAGCGACGGACGGCTGGGACGCGGCGGACGCCGTGGCGGAAGGCTTCGACGTCGCGGCCTTCCTCACCCACGGCCCGCGTCTCCAGATGCACGACGTCGCCGACGACGCCGAGCCGGTCGTCAGCACCGACGAATCGGTGTGGGGCACGGAGGACGCGCTGGCGCTGGCCTTCACCCGGCGCTACCACCGCGACTGGCGCTACGTCGCCGCGTGGGGCCGCTGGCTGGTGTGGGATGGGCATCGCTGGCGCACCGAGGACACGCTCGCGGCCACCGACCTGATCCGCAGCGTCTGCCGTCACGCAGCCGTCCACGCCGACAACCCGAAGATCGCCGCCAAGCTGGCCAGCTCGGGCACGGTCGGCGGCGTAGAGCGGCTGGCGCGTGCGGATCGCAGGCACGCGGCCACCACCGCCGAATGGGACGCCGATCCGTGGCTGCTCAACACGCCCGGCGGCGTGGTCGATCTCAAGACCGGCCGGCAGCGTGCGCACGACCGCGCCGACCGGATGACCAAGATCACCACGGCCACGCCGGGTGGCGACTGCCCGATCTGGCGGCAGTTCCTCGTCGAGATCACCGGCGGCGACGCCGAGCTGCAAGCCTACCTGCAACGGATGGCGGGCTACACGCTCACCGGCTCGACGCAGGAGCACGCGCTGTTCTTCCTGTACGGCACGGGCGCGAACGGCAAGTCAGTGTTCGTCAACACGCTGGCCACGATCCTCGGCGATTACGCAACCAACGCGCCGATGGACACCTTCATGGAGACGCGCACCGACCGTCACCCGACCGACATGGCGGGCCTGCGCGGCGCGCGCTTCGTATCCGCCATCGAGACGGAGCAAGGGCGGCGCTGGGCGGAATCGAAGGTCAAGAACCTCACCGGCGGCGACAAGATCTCCGCGCGCTTCATGCGGCAGGACTTCTTCGAGTTCTTCCCGCAGTTCAAGCTGGTCGTGGCGGGCAACCACAAGCCCGCCATCCGCAACATCGACGAAGCGATGAAGCGGCGGCTGCATCTGATCCCGTTCACGATCACCGTGCCGCCTGAGCGCCGCGACAAGCATCTCCAGCAGAAGCTCTTGGCAGAGCGCGACGGCATCTTGGCATGGGCGGTTCAGGGCTGTCTCGACTGGCAGCGTCTGGGCCGGCTCGATCCGCCGCAACAGGTGCTCGAAGCGACCGAGGAGTATTTCGAGGCCGAGGACGCGCTGGGCCGCTGGCTCGACGAACGCTGCGTGCGCGAGGCCAACGCGAAGTCGCTGACCGCCGAACTGTTCAACGACTGGAAGCAGTGGGCCGACTCCGCCGGCGAGTTCATCGGCTCGCAGAAGCGGTTCTCCGATCTGCTCATCACCCGTGGCGTCGAGAAGTGGCGCAACACGGCGGGCCTGCGCGGCTTCCGTGGCGTGGGCCTCAAGCATCCGCCCACGGCCGCTTACACCCCTTATGCCGATAACTGACCGCCATGCCGACACACCCGACTGACGGATTTGACGGACTACGTCGTAACTCCTACGCGCGCGTGCGCGCACACGCACCTCATGGGGAGTTTCGATGTGATCCGTCTGATCCGTCAGTCCGCACCGAACAAGGACTGCAACCATGATCACGACCATCCTCGCCCTCGACTTGGGCGCCACCACCGGCTGGGCGCTGCGCGGCAGCGACGGCAACATCACCAGCGGCAGCGAGAGCTTCCGGCCGCAACGCTTCGAAGGCGGCGGGATGCGCTTCTTGCGTTTCAAGCGTTGGCTCACGGAGCTGAAGGCCGTGACCGGCGGAATCGACGCGCTGCACTTCGAGGAGGTGCGCCGCCACGTCTCGACCGATGCGGCGCACGCCTATGGCGGCTTCCTCGCCACGCTCACCGCGTGGTGCGAGCACCACCAGATTCCCTACCAGGGCGTGCCGGTCGGCACGATCAAGAAGCACGCCACCGGCAAGGGCAACGCGGGCAAGGACGAGGTGATCGCGGCCATGAGCGCGCGCGGCCACACGCCCGGCGACGACAACGAAGCCGACGCGCTGGCGCTGCTGCATTGGGCCATCGCACAGCACGATCTCGAACGGGAGGCGTGAGATGAAGACTCCGACGCCCACCTATCGCTGCCCCTTGGGCCGCCTCCAGCCCGACTCCACCGACCTCGAGGCGATGAAGCAACGTGGCTGGCGCGACCAGCACATCCTCGTCGTCAACGCCGCCGACGAACGCCTCGACTTCATCGAGCGGGAGTTCATCCGTCGCATCGGCGAACGTCTCTACGGACAAGGAGGCGCACGTCATGGCTGACCATCGCAACTGGACAATCGACGACGTGGCCGCGCGCTTCGAGGAAGCGGCCAGCACGGGACGACGCCTGCCTCCCGTGCGTGTGCAGGGCTACTTCAACACCTGGCCGATCATCGTGCGCAAGGAGTGGGAGGCCTTCGCCGCCGACGAGCACGTGTACCGACCGTTCCCTCCGACGCCGGACGCCATCGACCGGATGCTGGAGACGATGAAGTGGGTGCAGTGGTTGGAGGTCGAGCAGCGCCACCTCGTGTGGATGCGCGCCAAGCGATACGGCTGGCGCGACATCACCATCCGCTTCGCCTGCGACCGCACGACGGCCTGGCGGCGCTGGCAGCGCGCCTTGCAGACGGTCGCCGACCAGCTCAATGGCGTCGTCACTGCGTAGGGATTTGGCGTGATTTGGCGCAGGTGGTCGGCAATGCGCGGGCATCGGCGGCAGTGAGCGGTTTTTGACCCCGCAACAAATCAGCCCGGTCGGGGGTAGTATTTCAGCTATCTTCTGGACAGCGGTGACGGCGCGGCGAGCGGCCCGAGGCAAAAGGGGTCCTTCCTTCCCGAATCGCAATGCGGGGGGCGCGAGCGCGGCGCTTTTCTAGCGTCAGAGTGCGAACCGAGGTTCGCACGGTTCGCAGGTTCGCACCCCGTCCAGTTCGCACTTCACACTCCAACCCGCCCACGGCACGGTCCGTCGGCGGGTTTCGTTTTTGCGGAACCCACACCCTTGAATCTTTTGAACGTCGAGTACCGCAAGGTCGAGACGCTGATCCCCTACGCCCGCAACCCGCGCACGCACACCGAGGCGCAGATCGCCAAGATCGCGGCCAGCATCGTCGAGTACGGCTGGACGAACCCGATCCTGGTCGACGGCGGCAGCGGCATCATCGCGGGCCACGGGCGTCTGGCCGCCGCACGCAAGCTCGGCTTGGCCGAAGTGCCGGTG